CTCTTACAGTTGATGACAATAAGGATCGTGGTATTGAATTTAGGTATTATGATAGTCAAGAACGATTCGGATTCTATGGTTGGGATGAAGACTATGCGGACTCTAACATTTGGTCTGGCACTGGCGGGTATAGGTTCCTCTACAATGCGACTAACTCCTCTGAAGTCTACTCTGGCACTGATGCTCCTATCATTGCTGGTAACCTCAGACTAACTACAAATACTTCTTCTACTTGGAAGACACCTACAACTGGCACCTTGGTGGTGACTGGTGGTGCAGGTATCTCCGAAAATCTTAACGTCGGTGGCACGACTCACCTTCTTGGTAACGTTGAGATTGACGGCACAGTTGACATTGATGCCAACTTCGCTGTTAGAAATAATACCACTGACAAGTTTACTATCGAGAGTGCAACTGGTAACACTGTTATCGAAGGCACCCTGGACATTCAACTTGAGACTGAGATTACTGACAATCTCATTATCACTGCAGACAATAAAGAATTTAAGATCCGCACTGCTGGCAGTGTAGATAAGTTTGTTGTTGATACTGATAACGGTAACACTGTTATTCAGGGCACACTAAATGTTGTCAACGCTGTTGACTTCGATTCAACTCTTAATGTTGACGATGATGTAACCTTCAACGCAACACTCGATGTTGACGATGATGCTACATTCCATAATGATGTGACTATGGATGTCACTGGTAAGTATTTTACTATTACCAATGGCAGTGCTCAAACATTCCGCATCCTAAGCACAAATGGTAACACTGATATTGAGGGAACTCTAAATGTTGGTGGTTTCAATACTCTAGAACGTACTAACAATATTGTTGTTGATGCTACAACTTCTGAGTCTGCCATTACTCTTACTACTGATGGTAATACTACTGTTGCTGGTGGTGTAAACATTGAGCAAGATGTTCGTATTGCTACGGACCTATATGTCTCAGATCGTATTGTAGTTAAGGATGCTGGTACCGCTCGTACACGTCCTTCTCTGCTTAATAACGTTGATATTAAGTATCATTCATACCTTGGTGCTTCTAACGCTCAAAATGCAGCGTTTGCAGATGATCCATCTTCTAACCTGAGGGTTGCAGGTGGTGCAGGTATTGTTCAAGACCTTCATGTTGGTGATGACTTCTACGTTGGTAAGGTTGGCACAAACGATAACGTTGAGTTTAGTGTTCTCGGAGAGAATGGTAATACCACTATCGGTCGTGTGGGTCAGGGTACTGCTAGTGTCGGTACTCTTACAGTTCACGGTGATGCCACCTTTAATCGCGAAGTAAATATTACTGGTGCTCTTACAACTATTGGTGATGCAAACACCGATGTTCTAACAGTCAATGCAGTATCCACATTTACTGACAACGTAACTGTCAACCAGAACTTTGAGGTTGATGGCAACGTTATTGTTAATCAAAACCTAACTGTTCACGGTACGACAACTACTGTTAACTCTACGGTAGTGACACTAGACGATCCAATCATCACTCTTGGTGGTGACACAGCACCATCTTCTGCAGATGGTAAAGATCGTGGTGTTGAATTTAGATATTATGATTCTAATGCAAAACTAGGTTTCTTTGGATGGGATGATAACGCAGGACGTTATGCCTTCTATCACAACGCTACCAATACTGCTGAAGTCTTCAGCGGTTCTCGTTCTGGTGTTGATGCTGGATCACTCAAATTATTTGATACTACAAATGCAACTAACTCTGGCAGTGGAACCCTCATCGTTGGTGGTGGTGCTGGTATCGGTCTTGATCTATACGTCGGTGATGATCTTGTCGTTGCTGATGCTGGTTCATTCGGCGGAAACGTAGGTATCACAGGTACACTTGATGTCACTAACGACTTTGCTGTTAGCACCAAGTTTACTGTCGCTTCTTCAACTGGTAATACAGTTATCCAAGGAACGGTACAGGTAGATGGTAATGCCACTATCGGTAATGCTGCTGGTGACTCTCATGTTGTAACTGGTACAGTTACATTCAACCAAGCAATTACTTCTACCGACATTACTGCTGATCAAATTCAGATTGGTGTTTCTGCTGCAAACGAAATTGATACCACTTCAGGTAATCTGATTCTTGATTCTGCTGGTGGTACTGTTAACATCACAGACAATGCTGACGTAGATGGAGACTTGAATGTTGACGGCAATACTCAAATCGATGGCAGTCTTACTGTTGATGGTAACGCTACTATTGGCAACCAGGCAGGAGATAACCACATCGTTACTGGCACGGTTACATTTAACCAAGCAATCACCAGTACAGATATCACCGCCGACGCGATCCAGATCGGGGTCGATGCTAACAATGAGATTAGTACCACAACTGGTAACCTCATTCTCGACTCCGCTGACGGAAAGGTCCACATTACAGACAACGCCGAGGTTGATGGCAACCTTCAGGTAGATGGCAACACAACTCTTGGTGATAGTAATGTTGATAACTTAACTGTTAATGCAACATCAACTTTCAACGCTGCTATTACATCTACAGACATCACCGCTGACAGCATTCAGATTGGTGTCTCTGGTTCTAATGAAATTGACACTGCATCTGGTAACCTCGTTCTTGACTCGGCAACGGGTGAGACAACGATTGATGATAACTTAACTGTTACTGGAACAGTTGACATTGATGGTCAAGCAACCATTACAGATGGTCTGACAATCAATGCTTCCAATGAATCACTGTTGATCCAGAATGGATCTGGTTCTACTAAGTTCTCAGTTGATACCGATAACGGTAATACCGACATTCAAGGTACATTGGATGTAAATGGTGCAACTGAAATCACAAATATTCTCCATGTAACTAACGGTGTTGACTTTGACAGCACTCTGAACGTTGATGGTATTACTACACTAACCGATGGAACTGATGCATCTACTGGTGGTAGTTTTGCTGCTGCTGGTTCATTGCAACTTGCTGGTGGTGCTTCCATCACTAAGGACTTGGCAATCGGTTCAGACATCAAAGTTTATGCTAACGCCCATGTTGGTGGCACAACTACTTTAGTTGATGACGTTACTGCACAGGCAAGACTGGATCTTACTAAGAATGAGAATCCACTTCGTCTTGTTGGTAATGCTCCGTTAATGATTCCTAATGGTGGTGCGACCATCTCTGAGGATGTTTATATTGGTCAAATCTTGACCCTGGGTCCAAACAATGCTGGCAGCATTGTATTGAACGGTACTACAGGTAACGCTACTATTGGCGGTACTCTTGGTATCAGCGGAACAACCACTGCTGCAGTGATTAATGCATCTGCAGTTAATACATCTGCATCTATCGGTATCGGTGGTTCGCTGATTATTAACTCTGATAAGTTTACAGTTCAGGGTTCTACTGGTAATACTGATATTGCTGGAACACTTGATGTTGCAGGTAGAGTTATCATTGACGATACTTTCAATGTGACTCAAGGTGTTGACCTTGATAGCACTCTGAATGTTGATGGTGAGACTACACTTAATGATGCACTGACTCAGAACAGCACTTCACTCTTTAAGGATAACGTTGTTGTTCGTGGAGCATCCAAAGTTCTGCAAATGCAGAATGGTTCTGGAACTACAAAAGTTGAGTTGCAGTCCACTACTGGTAACATTATAGCGGGTGGTCTTACAACTACTAACTCTCTTGACGTTACTACTAATACCACAATCGGTGGCACATTGGGTGTTACTGGACAAATTACTGGTGATGTAACAGGTGATTTGACTGGTACTTCTGATCAGTCTAATCTTGCAGACATCACGGATACTACGACATCCAACCTTACTTACTTCCCAACATTCGTTTCGACGAATAATGGTTTCACTGAGATTCGTACTGACTCCACTAACCTTACATATAATCCTTCTACTAACAGACTATCTGTTGCCAACTTCCGTTCTACTACGGACTTTGAAGTTCAAGGTAACTTGAATATTACTGGTGCTATTACCTTCGGTCAATCACAAGTTGGTTCTATCGCGAACCACGACACTGATGCATTAACAGAAGGTACCAGCAACCTCTACTTCACTGCTGAGAGAGTTGATGATCGTGTTGCTTCTTTGATTTCTGGCGGCACAGGTATTACTGCTACCTACGATGATGCAGGCGGTCTACTCACCCTGAGTGCCACTCAGAGCGACATTAACACCGATAACATAACTGAAGGTAGTTCAAACCTATTTACTACTGCTGCTCGCACAAGGTCACACTTCACGTACGGCACTGGCATTACACATAGTAGTGGTACTCTGTCTGTTACTCAGGCGGATATTGACACTGATAATATTACTGAAGGTTCGTCTAATGTCTTCTTTACCAATGCTCGCGCTAGGGGTGCATTTAGTGCTAGTGGCGATCTGTCTTATAACGCTTCTTCTGGTGTCGTCTCCTTCACTGAGCGTACTGATGCTGAGGTAAATGCACTTGCTGATACTCGTATTGGACTGAATGTCGGATCTAATCTTGATCTGAGTAACCAGTCTACTTCTGACCTCTCTGAGGGAACTAATCTTTATCACACAACTACTCGTGCTCGTTCTGCGATCAGTGCTGGTGGAGACTTAGCATATAATGCTTCAACTGGTGTGATGAGCGTCACATTGCCAACAGTATTCTCTGGGGCATACAATGACCTATCTGGCAAACCTACATTATTCTCTGGTGCTTATGGAGACCTGACTGGTGCTCCTACATTATTCTCTGGTGCTTATGCAGATCTGACTGGTAAACCCACTCTGGGCACTGCCGCTGCAACTGCATCTACGGATTATGCAACTGCTGCACAAGGTGCACTCGCCGCTTCGGCAACACAACCAGGAGATCTGGGTACTGCTGCTACTACTGCGGCAACTGATTATGCTACTGCTGCACAAGGTGCAACTGCTGACTCTGCACTTCAAGCAGAGACAATTACTCTTACAACTCTTAAGTCCGTCGCTGCGAGTTCCGCTAACTTTGCGGCATTCAAAGCTGCAATCGCTGCTCTCTAATAACAAATGGCAATTCCAACAACTAAGGCAGAATTTAAGGAGTATTGCCTCCGTAGACTGGGTAAACCAGTCTTGGAGATCAATGTCTCGGATGATCAGTGTGACGATGCCATTGACTACTCTGTTCAAAAGTTCCAACAATACCACTACGATGGTGCTGAAAGGGTTTACCTAAAGCATGAACTAACTGCTGCTGACCTTACAAATGCCAAAGGGGATACGTCAAGTAATGCAGTAGATGGTTCTACCGTATGGAAAGAACAAAATAATTATCTTTCAGTTCCAGAACACATCACTGCGATTGAAGGACTCTTTGCGTTTACTGATAAGGGTACTCGCAGTATGTTTGATATTCGTTATCAGATGAGATTGAATGATCTGTATGATTTTACGTCTACACAGTTCTATCATTACTACATGATTCAACAACATCTGGAAACGATTGATTTTATGTTGGAGGGTATGAAACCCGTTCGTTATCAGCAGGTACAAGACAAACTGCATATTGATTTTGACTGGGGTATTGATGCCCTGGAAGGTCAGTACATTGTGATTAAATGTTGGAGAGCACTGGATCCTACAACTTGGACAGAGATCTATAATCAGTTGTGGTTGAAGGACTATGCCACTGCCAAGATTAAAAAGCAATGGGGTCAAAACCTCACAAAATTCCAAGGAGTGCAGATGCCTGGTGGTGTCACACTTAATGGTGAAATGATTTACAACGATGCAGTGGAAGAGTTGAAAATTCTTGATGAACAACTCCGCACTACCTGGGAAACACCACCCCTAGATATGATAGGTTAATATGGCACTCAATCCGCATTTCACTCAAGGCACAACTGGAGAGCAAGGTCTATTAGAAGATCTCGTCATCGAACAGATCAAGATGTTTGGTAAGGATGTATATTACATTCCACGTACACTTGTGAATGAGGATACTGTTTTCGGTGAAGATAATTTATCTTCATTCAATGGTGCACATTTAATCGAAGCATACATTGAGGATGCTGGTGGTTTCCGTGGAGACGGAGATGTATTCAGTAAGTTTGGTGTTCGTATATCTGACCAGGTAACGTTTATCGTTTCTCGTTCTAGATTCACTGCTGCTGTAGATGACAATGCAGCACTGATTGTTGAGGGAAGACCGAACGAAGGAGATCTTGTATATCTCCCTTTAGCAAATAAAATTTTTGAGATCCAGTATGTAGAACATGAAGTTCCGTTCTATCAACTGGGTCAGAACTATGTTTGGGGTCTGCGTTGTGAGCTCTTCGAGTACAGCGACGAGGACATCGATACAGGCGTGGCAGCAGTGGATGCTATCGAAACCACATTCGCAAATGCGATTGCTGTCATCATGGCAGAGACACCTACACCTGGTACATTCCAGGTTGGTGAAACTGTTACTGGTGCAAATACTAATACCAGTGCCGAAGTTAAGTCCTGGGATGCTGCTACACGCACTATACAGGTATATAATCGCACTGGTAGATTTTCATCAGGTGAAACTATCACTGGTCAAACCAGTGGTGCCACTGCTTTAACTGAGACTTATAACACGATAAATAATGTGAATAGTGAATTCGACCAGAACTTTGAAATCGAAACTGTCGCTGATGGCATTGTCGATTTTACTGAAGGTAATCCCTTTGGTGAGTTTGGTAACAAAGGAAGTACAATCTAATGCTTGGAACATACACATATCACGAAATTATTAGAAAGACTGTCGTAGGATTCGGCACCCTCTTTAATAATATCGAAGTGCGCCGCACTAAGGGATCCAAAACTGAGGTGATGAAGGTACCTCTTGCCTATGGTCCTAAGCAAAAGTTCTTAGCACGTTTACGTCAGGTTGGCGATCTTTCCCAAAAAGATGCAGCGCAGATCACTCTGCCACGTATTGCATTTGAGATGCAGGGTATCTCATATGATCCTACAAGAAAAGTATCCCCTACACAGTACATTAGACATACAACAGGTGATACTACAAACAAGGGTTTCATGCCCGTTCCATATAATATTAATTTTGAACTAGGTATTCTTGCTAAGAACCAGGATGATGCTTTGCAAATTATCGAACAAATCCTACCGTTCTTTCAACCGTCATTTAATATCACTCTAAATCTTGTTCCTGATCTGGGAGAGAAGAAGGATTACCCAGTCACATTAACATCGGTAGATTATGATGACGTGTATGAGGGTGATTACGACACACGTCGTACACTGGTATA